TGCTGGTGCTGTTATCACTTTGACTGCAATGGAAAAAGATGATAATGAAGGAGTTTACTCACTGTCTGAATATTCTACAGTAAGCATGGAAGCTAGTCTGTATGTTACTATTCCGGGAGCTATCCTTAGCAACTACCCTGAAGCTATTCCGGGAGCTACTATCAATAAAGTTGAAGGTACTCCGGGTAAGGGTTACTGGAAACAAGTAAGAGATACTGAAGTACGTTTCATGGGTTACCAAGGACATGTATTTACAGGTGCTTATCCTATTGTAGAACAGCCTAGAATGGTAGAAGAAGGTGCAGAATACAACTACATCACTATCGAAAATGACAATAAATATCTTAGTAATGATAATCAGTATATCAAGACTACTCCTCTGACAACTGAGGTTTATGTTAAGAAAGCTGAAGGTTTCACAAATTCAATTGTTGCTAAAGGTATTGAAGCTTTCATCTCGGGAGAAGCTGCTTAATAGAATTAATTCAATCAATCATGAAGTGGGGCTGGTGGAGTATATCTCCCCGCTCCACTTTTTTATTTTAATATTATGAATAAAATATTTAATGTAACCATAAAGGATAATCTAATGGTATTCAGCGTGTATACTAATATATCTATAGTAAATACTAATGATATAGTATTATACATTGACGAATGTCATAATATAAGTAATATATATTGCGAGAATCCAGATAATCATGATTACGTGTTGAACTATAATAATGCTAGAATCTCCTATAAAGAGATTGTACGCGAAGGTGAAGAAAAGGAAGTAACAACAATATATGCATATGAGATAACAGTAGAGTCTGATGTATTATCAGAATTTGATACTAATATGAAGTATATTAAGATGTTTGTTACTACTGAGTACTATGCTAATGACTATGTAGATGGTGTATACTATGATCCTAATATCTTATATAATGCAGAGATAAAGATGTTGCGTAAGTATTGTCAAACATGTTTAGACGATAGATAGATGCAACTTTTAATGCTAATAGTATTTAAGAGGCAATTATTAGAATAGGCTATTGCTACTGCTCATAATAAAGAAGCACTATAGTTTTACTTGGATTTATGCAAATTGTTGAACGTTAATATTAATACTAAAACTGTTAATACAGGGTGTAGAACATGTGTTAATGGAGTATGTAAATTGTGAAAATATGTGCACATGTGATGAATTAAAATAGTTCCTATATATTGCGTTGGATTATCATGGCAATATTGTAGTGATATCAGATTATGCTAAGTATCCTAATGCTTATGTGGATCCTAAAGATAATCAGATTACTTTTGATGCACCAGATGTTAAAGACTTTATTAAACCAGAAACAGAATTAATTTTTTAGAATGGAATATACGAAATTATTAGGTAAAGTTACACTTACATGTGACGGTAAACATGATTCTTCTAAATAGTATGATAGACTTTGTTTGGTCTATGATAATGATTATAAGTCTTTTATATCTATAAAGGAAGTACCTGTCAACATTAGTATTACT